AGCTTGGATGTTAACTGTTTCTACGGATTCACCAACTACTTTGCCTAGAGAGTCTAAGATTTGTGCTGCTGTTTGAAGTTGACCTTTTGATACTGCTTTGTTGAATAGACGCATACGCATTGCTTGTAAGCGAGGAATCATTTTTTCTCTTTCTTTGAGCCAATCTTGGTCATTCCATTCTTTAACTTTATTCCAATCAGCCCAACCTGTAGTTTCTGAAATACCTTCTCTATGAGAATGTTCTATTACAAGTTGTCTAGTAGTTTTACCTTCTAGTTGTTTTGAATATAATCTTTGGCAACGTGCTTCTATAACTGCTCTTGAGTTAGTACCACCTGTATATTTTTGAACACGTGGTTTACGTTGAGGTGCTGGGAGATCGTAATTTAGGTTGTTAATGAAAGATTCAGCCACGGACTTAGTCTTTAAGGGGGTTAATATTTCGATAATAGCCTTAAAAGTATAAAATGCGAAAGAAAATGAGTAATATTATGAAAAAAAGGATGATATGAGCCTAAATGAGGTCAGTTTGAGGTATGCACAGGGGGAGGTGTTCAATAGTGAGAAAAGATTTAGAGTGTTGGTTGCTGGAAGAAGGTTTGGAAAGAGTTATTTAAGCTGTATTGAGTTGCTCAGAGGTGCTATCAATCGACCTGGTGAAGTTTATTTCTATTGTGCTCCTACTTATCGTATGGCAAAAGACATTGCATGGAAGGAATTGAAGAGATTAGTGCCTAAAACATGGGTACAATCTAAAAATGAGACAGATTTGAGATTAGATTTGATAAATGGATCAAGTATTGAGTTGAAAGGTACTGAAAATGCGATGGCATTGAGGGGTAGAAGTTTGGCAGGTGTTGTATTAGATGAAGCAGCATTTATGGATCGAGATGTATGGGCTGAAGTTATTAGACCAGCTTTGGCTGATAAGCAAGGATGGGCACTTTTTATATCAACACCTGATGGTACTGCCAGTTGGTTTTATGATATGTGGTGTTTTTGTGGTGAACAGGAATGGGATGATTGGAAAAGATGGAGTTTTACGACTATTGAAGGGGGTAATGTTGCACCAGAAGAGGTAGAGGCAGCTAGATCACAATTAGATGCCAGGACATTTAGACAGGAATTTGAAGCAAGTTTTGAAAATCTTACTGGTTTAGTTGCTGTTAGCTTTAGTGATGACAATATTGACAAGGAAATACAGGATTTACATATGATGCCCTTGTTATTGGGTTTAGATTTTAACGTTGACCCTATGGCAGGGATCTGTGCATATAAGCATGATAATTGTCTTTATGTCTTTGATGAGATCATGCTGACAGGAGGTGCTACTACATGGGATTTTGCTGAAGAAGTTACAAGAAGATATGGAGTTGATCGTAGGATTATTGCTTGTCCTGATCCTACTGGTAGTGCAAGAAAGACCAGTGGGGTTGGAGTTACTGACCATACGATCTTAAGAAGGTCTGGTTTTACTGTTATGAGTCCTAAATCACCTTGGAAAATACGAGATAAGATAACTGCTGTTAATACTGCCTTACTTGATGCCAATGGGGATCAGAGAACTTTTATACATCCTCGTTGTAAAGAATTGATAAAAGCACTAAGAACTCTTACATATGCACCAAATACAGGATTACCTAATAAAAATCTTGGTGTAGATCACGCATTTGATGCTTTTGGTTATCTTTGTCTACAACAATTTAACCTTGCAAAACCAGAGACATTAGGTCAGACTTCGTTTAGAATATATTAAGATACCTAATTCTTATCATGTACCATTCTACGACTAAGAAA